TGGTAGTGGAATGTTGGTTAACCAACATTCCACTACCACTTACATTTGCTGTACTTCCTGATACTGCTGTATGGTCAGTCATACGAGCATAGTCAGCTAAGTCTTGTAGTTCTTTAAACTTTTCAGAACCCAACATTGTTGGCAAGTTATTGCCATAACCTTTTACTGGGTCATAAATAAATTTGTTTATTGCTGCTTGGCTTGGCTTCCCTTTTCCATTACGCACACCAGCAATACTATTTAAATTATCTATTAACGCAGAATTCAAACCTTGGTGTTCAGTTGAATCACGACCTATTTCATTGATTAACCTATTCAAATAAACTTGTGGAGTTTTATTGTTGTAGTATTTGTCAATAAATGTATTGCTTGCAGGGTGTGGTGTATCTTCTAACTTTTCAGCAGCAGACCTTGTATCACCTTCAACTGCAGCTTTATAGGCTGGAATGTAAGTTTCTGACTCAGGATTCATTAAATCAAATCGAGCTTTTGCACTTGCACGAGCTTTTTTTGCTAACTGATTTACTTCAGCAGTAGCTGGTGTCATTTCTGTTTTTTCAAACGCATCACGAACTTGATCTATTGCATGAGTAGCATTGCCATCAGTCTTGGCAAACTTTCTTCTTTCTCTACCCAAAATAGTCAAATAATTTTGATAGTCATTAAACCTTAAATCACCTGAATCTTTTAATTCGTCAATAATGTCTTTGATTTCTTTTGGTAAAAACCTAGCTACATTTTCTTCTTTAAGTAGTAATTCAGCAGTTAAAGCAATGTTATGACCACTTAAAGGCAATTCACCACCATTAGCATCAGCTAACTCTTTGTAATTTTGCCTAATGTTTTTAACACGTTCTTCATCATTTTGAACTAACTTTTCTAAAGTTAAATTAGCAGACTTTTGTGGTGTAGTTTCAAATACTTCAGGAGCTATTGCCTGTTTTGTTTGTTCAATAGCTTTAATAACTTTTTCATCACGACCAGCTAACTTTTGAGCCAATGGCTCATTACCTTTTTGATTTTGGTAATTGTATTCTTGAGACATTAACTGTGGGTCTTGTAATGCTTCACCTTCAGTTGGAACGTCACCAAATTTGTTAAACAATTTGTGTGTTTTAATAAATGTTAAATCTTTATCACTTAATGCTGTATCAGGAACATTAACATAGGCTTGTTTAACAGGCTCTGGTGCATCTGCTAATTCTGCTTTTATACTTGTAGGCAACTCAGCATGAGCAGCTCCAGCACTTACCATACCTGCTTGTGGAACTTGTTTTGCTTCTAGTTGGCTTTTGAGTTGACCACGAACGTCACCAATGGTTTCACCAACAGAACGTAAACCACCAATTGCTTTAGCAGGAACTCCCTTTAATGCAGGAGAGAACATACCTATTGCGTTAATAGCCATGCGTACATCTTCAGGGTGCATTCCTGTTGCTTGTGAAATTGAATCAACACCATCATTGATGTGTTCGCTGATGTACTTACCAATAGGGCTAGTTAATGCACTTTTATAGTCTTCAGTATTTGTAATTCTAGCAAATGGGTTTTCAAATACTTTTCCAACTTTTTGCCCAAATTGCTCAGACTTTTCTGCACCTTGACCAGCTACCCTTGCACCAGCTTGAACAAATAGGCTCGCAGCTTGAGCTGGCAAATTACCTGCAACATCAGCTAAATTAGCAAGTTCAGGAACAACTTTAGATGTATCTAATGGCCCAACTTTGCTTTTTGTTTTGCGATAACCAATAAAAGGCTTTGTCATATCTTCAGCAGTCACACCTGCAACTGGCTGAGCTTCTTCACCCCTAACAGCACTTAATGTTTTATCTAAAAGATTAGGCTGAACCATTTGTACAGCAGGTTTGCCTTTAGCCACAGGTGCAGGAATATTGTCTTCACCAGCAATTAAACTATTTAAGTCAGCTTTAGGGTTTACTGCTGATACATAAGCACTTGGGTCTTTGGTTACAAAACCACCATATTGTGCTAACGCTTTATCTACATCACCATTGTTTTTAGCAACAAGATCAGTTAAATATTTTCTAGCAACTTCACGAGATTGTTTTTCATCAAATGGATCAAACTTTGTGCCTTTTTTGTACAAATCATTAACTGTTGAAGGCATGAATTGATATGGCCCTATCGCTTTTGTTTCAGGGTTAACTTGGTAAGGTTTGTTACCACTTTCCCTTAAACGCAAACGATCAAGCAATTCATCAGTAACTAATTTACTGTAATCAGGCTTTTCATCTTCACCAGCAATGAGTTGTCCTAAATCAAGCATTAGTCAAGACTCCCATTGGTTACAAGTTTTTTAACAATGTTGTTATGCTTTTCAGCATAAATTCTACGTTTTTCTCTTAATGCTGCTTTTTCTTCTGGTGTGATTGTGTTGTTCAACACTTTGCCATGATACTCACCATTAAATAACTCATCAATTTGTTTCTTTTTCTCTTTAGGGTCTAAAACCTTTTCATCAATGTTCATGGCTTGGAAAATACGACTATCAGCGTTATTTGCCCATTCTTGTTGGAATTTAGACAAATTAGCATCACCATATTTATTAGCAAACTTTTGAGCAGCAATACCTTGCAACTGAATGTTTTTGTTTTCTGCAGCAGTTCTTTGCAAAATGTTCCACAAAACATCAGGATTCATAGTAGCAGTACCATTAGCTTGTGCTACCAATTCTTGAGAAGCATCAGTACCCCTACCTTGTGCTTTTAATTGGTCAATCTGAATTTGTGCAAGGTCTTTGCTTAATTGCTGGTATTGTGAACTACCAACAAGATTAGACAAAACACGTTTAGCTGTACCTGCAGCACCTGATGAATACCAAGCATTTGGTTGTAGACCAAGAATTGCTGATGCAGTTTCTTCAATATTTCGTTGGGTTGCACTTAATTTAGGCAAACTAGAACGCAAACCTAATTTATAGGCTTCTCCTGCAGCTTTGTCTGCTGCTTCATTAGGATCAAGCACAGCAGGTACATTTGCTTGTCTTACAGGGTGTGGCAAATCTACAGGTGCGTTATGGCTAACAACTTGTGCAGTAGTTGTTGGCTCTGGTTTTGGGGGCTGATAAATGGCTTGTGGTTGTGATGCTTGTAATTGTGAATATTGGTTACCAACACCACCACTACGTTCAACAGCATTTTTGATAGTTTGATAAACCTGTTTAGTTCCATTTGGATCGTTTTTAACCAAATCAACTAATTGGTCATGCAAACCTGAATCATGTTCAGGAATACCTAAAGAAGTTACAAATTTCTTTGTTGCTTCTAATTTTTTAATAACTTGGTCTTTATTGCCATTGATAAAGTCTGGGTCTTTTAACAAAGCACCATAAGATTTGCTTGCTACATCTTGGTAGTAATCGTTTAAATCAACACCTGCTTTGGATGCTTCATATTGTAATCTTTGGCTTTCAGCTTTTCTTGAAGCAATAGTTGAACCAGCAGTTTCTCTAGCTACTTGTGTTGCTAACTGTTGCTGTTCAAGTTGCAAAGGATTAGTTTGTTGAGCTTGTTGGTAAGCCTGTGCTCCACGAGCAACATTTAGCATATCAGATATGCTCATGCCTTGTGGTGCATTAACTCTTGATGCTACGTCAGAAAAGTTTGCGTTGACTGTGGATGTCATGGTGTTGGCCTCACGTTATCCGGGGTACAGACTAGGGTCATAAGGTGTTGGAGTAGGTGTAGTTGGTGTCTTTGGTGCTAACAAATTAGCCAAGAAATTGTTTTGAGCCAAACTTTGTGCTCCACCACTAATTGCATTTGCTGAACCTACTTGTCCTGCTGCTTGTGCGTTTGCTGCACCAACACCCAAATTAGCAATGTTGGTAGCATTACCAGTCGCAAGGTTAGAAAGTCCTGTAACTGCATTTTGACCAATCCCTGCTATTCCTGATAATTTATTGTAAATGTTAGTCTGGTTTGCTTGGTAATTGTTAAACGCATTTTGGTAAGCGTTTTGTGCTGTGTTTTGTGTATAGTTTTGCAACCCAGTTAAGGCATTACCACCAATCAAACCACCTGTGGCATTGTTAGCCATGTTAGTAGCATTTTGGCCTTGTTGTAGCTGAAACGCATAATTAGGTGCAAGATTTGCGTTCAAATCTTGTGCGTTAAAACCACTTGTCAGGCTTGGAATAGCAGCATTGAGTTGGTTTAAGCCTGTTTGACCAGTTTGTAAATATGGTGTGTAGTTAGGAGAAAGGTTTTGAAAGTTTTGTTGTAGTTGCTGTTGGGCAGCACTAGCAGCATTTGCTTGTGTGTTTGCTGCAGACTTTGCTGCTTGGGAGTTAATTAAAGAACTTCCAATCGTTGCTGCTGCTAAATATGCAAAAGGCATGATTAACTCCTAGAAATCAAAACTTCATCCACCTTGGAAACATCTGTTTCATCAGTCGAATGGATGCAAAACCAAACACAATCCTCAAGAGCCTCAATTGAATGATGCGTATCAGCAATGATGTTCAAACAATATGGGGCTACTACTTCTTTATTATATTCGTCAGTCTTAATTAACGCACGTCCAGAAGCAAGAATGCTTAAATGTGAGAAAACGTGCTTGTGCATTCCTGCTACATAGCCCTTGGGTATGACCATTTCTTTGGCATACAAGTTGTCAGAAAAGTGATGCTTAACTTGTGGGTCAACATCAAATTTGCCTTCTAGGTCTTTATGGTAAGTCATAATATGGAACTTTATATTGTTGACCATTCACAGTCACTTGCATGAATCCTGCAGGTGCTTGTGTGCCAGATATTGTTAGGCCAGCTTCTGCTACACCTGCTACGCTTGATGTTGTTTGTACGCTAGAAGTTGAACTGAAATTCAACAAGTTAATGAAAAACTGCTGCCAAGGTCTTGTAGGCCTTTTAGAAGCAGTATCCAAAAACTCACTTTGTGGGTAAGGATTGTTTTGGGGTGAACCATAAATACTAGGCATCAGTTCTCACCTACTGTAGATTTAAGGTTGCTAGAAATGATTGTGGCAAATACTGGGTCACTTACAACAACTTCAAATACTCTGTCTCTAGCCCAACCCAATCGTCTCCAAATGGCACGATTTTTATATTTGCCTTGCTTGCCAATAGAAACCCAATGCTCGTTTGACCATGTAGAGCCACCATCATTTGACCAACGCAACATGGCTTGTGGGTTAACACCAGCAGTATTGGCTGTGGAAATGCCAGAATTACCTGCTATGGCTATGCCAGCTATTGCAATACCAGCAATTGCTGTTGTGCTTGTGGTTGAGCCTGATGCGTTTAATCCAACTGCAGGTTGAAATTGAATCTGCAATTCATCAAAATATTCACGCTGCAGGTCAGCTACCAAATGGGGAGCACGTCTTAACCTTCTGACTTCCTGACCATTGTCTGTGTAATTGCTTGGGTCTAGCTCGTAAATGTTGCCATTTTGCCAATCACCAACGTACACAAGGCCATTGAAAGTAGCTGCACAATTACCACGATGCCTATGGTAATTATTGTAATTATCGACCCATAGCCACTTGTGCCACATGGTAGTGGTAACGTCATAGACCCATGTCAAATCTAGGCTTGGAAAGCTAATTACATAGCATTCATGGCCTTCTAATTGATAAGTCCATGCAACAGCATCATCAATCTTTTGGTTAACAAGAGTGTTCTCAACTGCATGGGTACTGATCCTAGTAGGAACGTAACCATTCATCATTACGATTTGGCCTTGGCCTCGTTGGTTGCGAGAAAGGTAAGCAAAGGAATTGCCAACACGAGAAATGCTGAACTTGGCAATGATGCCATGCTGAGTGGAAGTCCCCGGTATCCTTTGCAACGGAAATGGATAAGAACCCACATCCACCCAAACCTCAGAACTAATCTCACCTAACAAATAAACTTCACGATGGTCAACAATCAATGACACCAATTGGTCAGGTGAACCATCTTTACTGCTGAATGACAAAGAATATGTCAATGTCTGCAATAAATTAGAAGTTGCAAATTCTTGGCTATTTGGCTTGTTGTAAACAAAGTAATTGTCCACAACATCAACTACATCAGCACCAGTAAATGCACCATCATTTGAGGGCAAAATAGTGAAGTTATTAGATGTAAAAGTTTGAGTTCCACCCAAAGGTGAATAAATGGCTGCACCATTTTGACCTGTGCCTGTGCCACTAGCTGATAAAACTGGAGCAGATGCGTAAAACGAACCATTGTTCGTCATGGTGTAATCGTTATTTAAACCAAACACCAAATTTATTGTTGCACCAGTTCCTTTGCCACCTACAAAAGTAACAGGGCTTGTTGGTGCTGTTTGATAAACACCATTGACAATGATTTGGTAAGTTAATATTACACTACCAGAAACAGTCAAAACTTTGACCTGTGCAGGGCTAGTAGATGTGCCACCAAATGCTGTTAACACATCTCCAACAACGTATCCTGTGCCACCTGTAGCCAATGTTGAAGACACAACTGTAATTGAATTCCAAGTTACAGTAGCTGTTGTACCAAAAGGAGGGCTTGCAATCGTTATTGATGGAGGGGAAGTAAAACCTGTACCTTGTGAAGTTATGGTTATTCCTGTTACTGTTCCATTGGTAACTGAATTGTTAAGTGTGTAAATACCTAAACCATTAGAAGTTGTAGGTACTGCAGTAATAATGGTGTTATCAGGAACTCCTGTGCCAGTAATACTTTGACCAACATAAAGTTTGCCAGAAGAAATGCCTGTGACGTTTATTTGGTTACCAGAAATAACACCATTAAATGTTGCTGTTTGCGTAGTGGAAATGTACCAAGAATAGCGATTTGCACCATCAGTAATCATTACCTGCAAACCATTGTCAGCAATACCTACCCTGCCAGTTGTGGTTTGTAATTGACCTATTTGGGTTGCAATGCCTGTTTTGTCTATGTAGTAAACAAAAGAACCACAGACAGCAATTAGATATTGACCACCAGAGATGGTGTGCAAGCCTCTGACTTCTGCGTTAGCTGCAAGGGCTGTAAAAAAGGTAAGGCCCGGTGTTGGGTACAGAGCCACCACTCCACGCTGACCAGCTTGTTTTAATGGGTCAATTTCTGGACGAAAGTTAATGCACTCCTGATCTTCTTGATAAATCGAGGGTGCTCCGTAACTTGGCCCAACAAAACCCATTTCTGGCATATTAGTCCTTTAAGCAATGTTTGCGGCTTTAAGTCTAGCTCGCAATGATTTCAATTCTGCAACAATGTTAGCCATCATCTCAGGTGCTGACAAGTCAACCATCTGATAAATTGGCTTTCCTTCACCATCAACTGCATTTGCTGAACCTGAAACAGCACCAGCAACAACTGATTGAACTTCATCAGCAATAAATCCAATGTCTGCTACACCTGAACCAATCCATGTGAAAGACCTTGGTTGCAAAGCATCAATGACTGCACCACTATTGGCATAGTTAACAATATTGGTTTTTAACCTGCGATCAGATGTTGTTCCATAGTTAACACTTGATGAAGTAGGTGAACTAATTGCACCAGCAGTTGTAAATGATGTAGGTGTTCCTACTGCAAACAACACATGGTTGCTAGAACCAATGTAAGAACTGTTGATGCAATTTACATAACCATTTCCAGTAGTAGGAACGTATACACCAATACCTTCTGTACTTTGAACATAAATGTTTGTTGGTGAACTGAAAGCAGTAGCAGTACCAGAGCTAGTAACTGTCAAACTAGCAAATGGATTACTACTAGAACCTAAACTAATACCTGCAGCACTATAAGGAACTAATGTAGCGTTTTGCAACAAAATAGTATTAGGAGAGCCACCAGAATTGTTTTGAAACCCAATTGTTGTAGCTGCACTAGAAATACCATAATAACCTGTTCCAGTTTGGATACCAATTGCAACACCATAACCAGAACTTGTACCAAAAATAGCATCACCAGTTGCACTATTACCTGAATTCAGGACACTTTGCAAAGTTGGAACACCATTCAAAGGTGTATAACCTAGTGCAGTAGTTACGTCAGAACTTGTTAAAGTAACAGCTCCTGTTCTAGTATTGAAACTAGAAACACCACCTGAAGTTGATGGTGTAGCCCATGTTCCATCATTTCTTAAAAATGTAGATGTACTTCCTGATGGTGCAGAAATGTTATAACTGTTCCAAGCAAACGTTCCTGAAAGATATAAGCTACCCCATTGGTAAGCAGAACTTCCTAATGTAAATGTTGTGCTAGTTTGAGGAATAAAAGCACTTGCATACAAATAAACAGAAGAAGTTGAATTACCAATTCCAATTACTGATGAAGCAGTTGCAATACCATAAGCAGTACCTGTTGGGCCACTACTGGTTGATCCAATTCCCACACCATTAAAAGTTGAAACGCTACCAATGTTAATGCTACCTGAATAACTATTACCTACAGCGCAAACTGCTGCCAATGAAGGTGTGCTACCACCAGTACCATTTGAAGCTGCTGTGATTCGACCATAAGCATCAACTGTGATGTTTGCAGACGTATAGCTTCCTGCTGCTACTGCTGTTGTAGCAAGCCCAATCGTTCCACTCGATGTAATTGGGCCACCAGTTAATTGGCCTGATGCAGTTCCAACTGAAGTAACAGTACCAATGCCAGAACCAGCAGGTGTTTGCCATGTTCCATCATTACGCAAAAAGGTTGTTGTACTACCAGTTGGTGCAGGAATGGCATAACCACCCCATGTAAAGTTAGTAGTTACTAATGAAGCATTAGGGAAAACACCTGTGTAGACTGCAGTATTGACATCATTAAGCCATGAAGACCTAATGACTGTTACTCCATCTGTAAAAGTAGTGCTAGACATTTAAAGCCTCTCTATTTCTTGCTAACAAAGTTTTCATAGTCGACAACTTCTTTCCAAATCTGTTCGCTAGTTGACTAGCAGTTAAACCAAATTCTTTTCTTAACCTCAAAATTTCAGCTTGTTCTTCATGTGTAAAAACTGCTCGATGATGATCTGGGCCTTTTCCAAAAAGATACCTTCCTTTGTTTAATCTGTCTTGCATATTTTCCTTTTGATCGGAAACTTTCAAATGCTTAGGATTACAACAAATTGGGTTATCACAAGAGTGCATCAAAAATCCTGCTTCTCTTTTGTCTATTGGAGCACTTAAAGTTATTGTATTAGGATTAGCTAAATCAAATATAACTCTGTGAGCATAATAAGATTTATTACCAATCTGAACCCTACCATAACCTCCTCCACCCAAATAGCCTTTCCAAGGCCAACAAACATCATCTCCTTTTTTATCTACTAAACTCCACAATCTTTCTGGTGTATTCCTTGGTCTTCCTGCTTCTTTCATAATAGCTCCTTGTTAAAGCTATTATTATACAACCTTTAAGGCTATATAAAGCCCCCATGGAGGATCCAGCCTGCATCTCTAGTTTTAGTAGAGGTAAGCACATTGTCATAACGTGCAAGGATTACAGGCCTCATGTTAGTACGCTTGATGGTACTTTTGCCCTGTGCAGCATACTGTTGAATCATGGCTATTTGCGTTGGACTAGCCTTGCCATACATAGGCATCAAACGCTCTGCCAAACACCATCTAAGGGCCATTGAATAGCCTTCTGGAAGGGCTATTGGGTCATACATGGTTGTGCTTCTAGTGAAAATGTTGTCACAGAAAACGTGCATCTCACCTTGTGCAGGATTAGGCCACAAATATAGATTACCCAATAGTTCAGTTGGTTGATAGTACAAAGCCTTGGGCCAAGGGCCATTCAAGGTCTTCAAACCAATCATTTCATATTCTTCAACATTAAGAACAGAAACTGGGTAATCCAAGCCACCACCAGTTATGGCAACACCATTGGAAGTAGTGTTTACCCTAACAAATGCAGAATTGATGGTCAAAGGACGCTTGTAGTAGCCTGTAATCGTTGTAGAAGCTACTGTTTGGCTAATATTGACTGAATATGTACCTGCTTCATTGACTTGGCCTCCAGCTCCTGTGCCAAAGCCTGTAATCATTGTTCCTGCAGCAATTCCAGTACCTGTCAACATCATGTTGGTGTTAATGCCACCAGAGTTAATAGATGTGATGGTCAGGACATTACCTGAAATTGAGCCTACAAAGTTAGCCTGAACTGAACCAGTAGGTCCAATGGTGTATTGGGTAACGTTTTGTACAACAGGGAATATGATTTCAGTCTTGTAAAAGACCATCATTGACTCGTTAGACCATTGATCTAACATATCTTGGAGCATATCGTATGCGTCTTGAGCTGCTTCAGGAGTTGGGATTTCTCCTGCCTCTAGTGCTCCAATGTCTTTGAGTGCTCTGCTAACTATGTCAATGGGTTGTGCCATAACTTCATCCCAAAGTAGGTTTAAAAGTCTTGAAAACCCAAGGCAAGGAAGATGCTTCCTTTTGCACTAGCTGTTTTTCTAAGTTGGATTGTATAAGATTTATACCATCTTGGCTAGTTTCTTGAATAATCCAATCAATTACATTTTGTTCTTTTACTTCAGCAAAAGGTGTTTTTAGGCTTGGATTAGCAAAAGTATGTGTTCCTTGGGTTTCTACTGTATTTGTGCCATCAGTTAAGGAAACATAGAAATCAGCATGGGTAATTAACCCATCTGTTTGCTCAATGTTATTGATTTTCCAATCCATTATGCAGACCAAGGCAAAGGTTGTGTTGTTGGGCTTACAGGAGGGTTTTCTAAACTATTTATTTGGCCTTGTACATTAGCTTCATAGTTAGCAATACCTTGAGCACCTAGGGATTCTTGCACCCAACCAATAACTGTAGCTTGAGTCAATTGTGCGTAGGGTGTGAATCCGGGTGTTGCCTCAGTAACTTGATATTGGGTGTTGCCCTGAATACTGGCAGTTTGTGTTCCATCCGTACCTGTAAGTGTCCAGTTAACATTAACAACGTAGCCAGCGTTTGTGCCACTAGGCCATTGTTGCATTGATGTAATTGTCCATGTCCATTGATTTACTTGTGCCATTTTATGTTCCTAGTTTAGATTTAAGGGTTTCAACTTCTTTACTTAATTCCTGAACCGCATTCCAAAGAACTGCAACCAAATTTGTGGTTGCTAATTTTAAGTATTCTGGATCAGAATCATCAACTAATTTTTCATTTTCTTGATTAGCTAAAACATCTTGTGCTGACCAACCCAAATAAACTGGGCCTGTTGCTTCTTCACTATTTCTTGAAACTCTAAATTGATAAGCAATAGTATTAACTTTGTTTACAAAATCTAAGCCCAATGTTACTGGTCTAATATTAGTTTTTTCTCTAATATCAGATGTACTGATTGTTGATGTTTTACAATATAAAGTTGTAGTGCTATTATTTCCTAAAACAACATAATTTGATTGTGTTGTTATACTTACTAAAGAATCATTACCAGAATAATATCCAACACCAACATTGTTTTGTCCTGTTGTAACTCCAGTTAATGCTTGATAACCAACTGCCGTGTTGTAATTAGATGTGTTGTTTTGTAACGCATAATAACCAAGAGCCGTGTTAAAACCCCCAGTTGTGTTTAACTTTAAAGCCCAAGTACCAATACCAATATTATTTCCACCTGTTGTATTGGAATATAAAGATTGATAACCAATAGCTAAAATATCGTTTCCAGTATTGGAATATCCAGCTTGGTAACCTATGCCAATTAAGTTTGAACCTGTACTATTGGTATAAAGAGATTGAAATCCTATTGCCAAGTTATTTCCTGCTGTTGTATTACTATAACCAGCCTGATAACCTACTGCTGTATTGTTAGATGCTGTGGTGTTGTTATATAAAGCTCCATTACCTTGAGCAGTATTATTGCTTCCAGTTGTGTTTAAAATTAAAGCAGTTGAGCCAGATGCAGAATTATTAGAACCTGTTGTATTTGTTTGTAACGCTTGCATACCAAAAGCGGAATTATTAGAGCCAGTTGTATTTGCTTGTAAAGAAAGACCACCTGTGCCTGTGTTTTGATTTCCTGAAGTATTAGCATTTAATGATTGATAACCAACAGCAGTTTGATATGTTGCGGTATTTGCGCCACCAATAGCTTGTGAGCCTAAAGCAGTATTAGTAGATACAGAACCACCACCTAAACCTACTGTTAGTCCATGAATGGATGCATCATTTGCCATCGTCACCGTAGTGCCGTTGAATGTGAAATTGGCAGAGCCAGCAAATGCACCACTAGAATTGTATTGGACCTGTGTATTAGAACCACCAGCAGAAGCACTTACAGATGCCCAAGTTCCATCACCACGCAAATATGTTGTGCTAGAAGGTGTTCCAGTAACAGGGTTATTTGCTAAATTAGTTACTGTTGATATTAAATAACCACTTGTAGGCAAATTTAACGATGTTGTAGCACTTGCAGTAAATGTTTGAGCAAATGCACCTGCATGAGTAACGTTACCTGCTAAAGTTAGCGTATTCGTTCCATTGTTAACACCAGTTCCACCATAAGTGGGTGCAATAACGTTTGCATTCCAAACACCAGTAGTAACAGTACCTAAACCAGTAATTGAAGTATAAGAGCCTGATACATAACTTGAACCAATTGTTCCACTACTAATATTTGAAGCATTTAAAGATGTTAAAGAAGCACCAGAACCACTAAAAGCAGTTGTTGTTATTGTTCCTGTACTTGGGTTGTACTGTAATTTAGTAGAACTTGTGTAAATCGTGCTCAATGAGCCTGATGTAGCACTTGTGAAGTTGATATAACGAGTTCCATTGGTTGTTGTGTCATCAGTAATGCTTGCTCCTGATGCTGGACTAGACCATGTAGGAACACCACCTGCAACAGTCAAAACTTGACCAGTTGAACCAATTGCTAGTTTAGAAAGCGTATTTGAAGCAGAAGCATACAAAGTGTCACCAGTTGTATAGCTAGTCTGCCCTGTTCCACCATAAATTGCACCAATTGACACACCATTCCATGTTGCGTTGGTAATCGACCCTGCGTAACTAAATGTGTTGGTTGACCAAGAAACGTTTGAGGGTGCTTGGAAGTGGTAATCCCAAGTTCCTGCTGCAACAGAATTGGTCAAAAGAATGATTTCAACAAAACCACCAGAGGGCACAGAAACAACTAATGTGCCTGAATTGTTTTGCACACTAATCGCACCAGAAGTTTGATTGTTGTTAAAAGTGTATATCGCACCTGTAGGGATTGTTGTTGCATCAGGTAACTTATAGGTCTGACCACCTGAGCCAGTTATCACAAAATTAGGTGTTGATGCAGCAGTTAACGTAATGGTTGTCCCTGCAGCAGCTACGTTAGTAAATCCCTCATAGAAATCGTTAGCAGATGTGTTGGCGTTAGCATCCCTTAAAACAACGCTAGATGCACCAGAGCTTGTGGTAACACCAGTACCACCATTTGCCACATTTAACGTACCTGCAAGCGTTACTGCGCCTGATGTGCTTGTTGAAGGTGTAAGTCCTGTAGTTCCTGCACTAAATGAAGTAACAGTTGTCAAATTAGCCCAAGTAGGAACACCACCACTTAACACCAAATATTGACCATTGCTACCTGCTGCCAAAAATGTAGTTGCACCTGACCCTGTTTGATAAGGCAATGAGCCACCAGCTCCACCAGCAAGGTTAGTTGATGTGGTTGCACTTGTGGCAGTTGAAGCATTACCTGTCAAAGCACCTACAAAAGTCGTAGCAGTCAATGAACCACTTGAAGGGTTGAAGTAAAGAGCTGTGCTAACGTTTTCAGATGTGATTACTCCATTTGTTGTGGCAGTAAATGTAAGGTATCGAGATGCGTTAGTAGTGTTATCTGTGCTAATTGTTAAGCCAGAACCTACAGTTGACCATGATGTGTTTGTACCATCAGTAGTCAGAAATTTACCTGAGTTGCCTGTTTGTGTAGGCAGAAGGTTAGTAAGAGCACCATTAGCAGTTGTTGATCCAGTTCCACCATTGCCAACGTTCAAAGTTCCTGCAATAGTAATTGTTCCACTTGAAACAATAGGGCCACCACTTGTTGTAAGGCCTGTTGTACCACCAGAAACGTTAACACTTGAAACACCACTACCTGAACCAGTAAAAGGTGTTCCAGCAGGGCCAATAAACGTGATAAAGGCCAAAGTTGTTGGGTCATATAAAGCCTGAACAGGCAATATGTTTGTGGTTACTGTATTGGCAATAGTGTTGCTCATGGTCTACCCTAAAAAAAAGGGGGGAATTTCACCCCCCCATAATCAACTTTGGTCACCTACAGGTGTCACATACAGAATGCCAGCAGTACCTGAGTTACTGATAGCAGTCATGTAAAAGGGAGTTGTAGGAGTTGCTAGAATCAATGGAGATGACATTCCTGCAGGAAGAACGAAATCGCCAAGTGTTGAACCATCTACAGGAAACACAGCAGCAGGGCATGGTGAGAAGCTAGAAAACTTCACAGCTATGGGACTCGCTCCTGTGTTCAAGAAAGATGCGTAGTTGATTTGGTCATTCGTTGTGTCATCAATCAAAGTCGAGGCATGGCTCGTGCTTGTAACTGATAACGCAGTTGTTTGACCAGCATTACGTTGGACTGTTGAACCTGCCATGATTAAGCTGC